AACAGGTTCCTCAATTAGTTCTTCTGCTTGCTGATTATCAGTACAAAGCAGCATTCTGCGCAGATCAAGAAATTAATCTAGTAGCTTGCTTGACTGAGATTATGGCAGCGGTAGAATTCAAATGATCGATTTATTTAAACCTACTTTTGATTGGATTCGTGATGACTATTCTTCTAATCGCATTCGCTTTGTTGTCGAGCTTGTTGCTTGGGCTATTAGTATTGGTTGCAGTATTACAATGGCACTTACCGTACCAAACCCTCCCCTATTGGTTCTTTATCCTGTGTGGATTACTGGCTGCGCTATCTATGCTTGGGCTGCTTGGACTAGGAAGAGCTTTGGAATGCTGGCTAACTATATCTTGCTAACTGCAATTGATTCCATAGGTTTGATAAGGATGGTACTATGAGCCTATTCGGAACCCCCGTAGTAAAACCTGAGATTGAACCTTATAAAGCGCCAGCAATAACGCCGTTTGATTTCATCAATGCTATTCATTATAGCAAAGATAATCTGATAGTTGACGATTGGTCGGAGAAACAGTATAATCCTTTTATCATTAATAAGGGATTATCATATGGTCACGATACAGTAATACCCGCAAACGAAATGAATTCTCGTCCCCACCTGGACAAAATTCTTCAATTTCATTTTTTAATAAATATCATTAGGCCTAAGAAAAGATTTAATAAATGGATCAAGGCTGAGAAAATCGATGATTTGGAAGTCATAAAAGAATACTATGGTTACAGCACAGAAAAAGCCAAACAAGTACTCCCACTTCTAAACGATTCGATTATTGATGAAATGAAAAGAAGAATAACAAAAGGTGGCAAGAATGAGTACTGACATCATACATATCAACTTTCCGGGGTATCACCCTTTGGAAGTGGTATTATCTGAACCAGACGATTTTTTAAAAGTAAGAGAAACTCTAACACGTATAGGTGTCGCTTCTAGGAAGGACAAAACTCTATATCAATCATGCCATATTCTGCACAAACAAGGCAGATATTTTATTGTGCATTTTAAAGAGCTTTTTGCTTTGGATGGAAAAACAGCTGATCTATCTGAGAACGATTTACAACGTAGAAACACAATCGCAAAATTACTAGTGGATTGGGGTTTGATTACAATTAACGATGCTGAGAATTTTGTAGACTATGCTCCGTTATCCCAGATTAAAGTCATTTCTCATAAGGAGAAAGATGAATGGAAATTGGAAACAAAGTATAACATTGGTAAGAAAAAATTAAACAATAGTAATAAATAATTTTATCCCAGGGATGGGATGGATGAGGGTTGACGGATCCCAATAAAACCGTCATTTTAAACTATGCCGAAAGGGTAGTATTTTTTAACTCGCTTAATAGGAGAACATAATGTTAGAAAACATTAACGCATCAATCGATACCATTTCTGGTATCAAAACAAAATTTGTTGAGACGTATGTCAAAAACGAAGAAATCAAATCACAACTCCAAACTTATATCGATGCTCAGCAAACATTTGCTAAGACCGTTGCAAAAACTACTGTAGATTTTTTCGCAACAGTAGGTTTATCTGCTATGACTTTTGATGCAACACAAGCATTTAAAACTAAGTAAGGAGATATGTTATGACACACTTATCTGTATTCGGTCCAGGCTTCAAAGACTTCGATAAATTCTTTATCGGTTTTGACGATCAATTCAGTCGCATTGCTAAAATGCATGATGATCTGACAAAAAACATTCCCAACTATCCTCCATACAATATCAGGAAAACAGGCGATAACACATATGTTATTGAACTGGCTGTCGCTGGCTTTGCTAAGCAGGACATTGAAATTGAATTAGCAGATGGCAAAATGATAGTTAAAGGTAATGTTCAAAGCACAGATGATGCTGATACATTTTTATTTAAAGGTATTGCAGGAAGAAACTTTACTCGTGCATTTGCTTTAGATGATACTGTTGAAGTAAAAGATGCAGCTATGTTAAATGGCATGCTAAAGATCTTCTTGGAACGCATAATTCCAGAACATAAGAAACCTAAGAAAATTGAGGTTAAAGATGTTCAAGAAGATACACCTACAAGTTCTAAAAGAGGTAAAGCTCAATTGCTAACAGAAGATTCTTTACAAAGGGATCTATAATGTTAAAGTATATCAAGCAATTACTTTCTGCAGTCTTCAAAAAAAGTTACGGTTCTGATTTAGAAGAATATATTGTTGCCCGTAACCCTACTAACACTGGTGATGTAGAAAGACTAACTTTAGAATATAATTCAAAAATGAATAAGCATATATATTATATTTAAATTAAGGATATATAATGACAATTAAAGTAATTAAACTCGTCACAGGCGAGGAAGTGATTGGTGATATGAAGCCATCGGGTCCACATGATGACAGAATCACGGTTGATAAACCATGTGCTGTTATGTTGATTTCTTCTAAATCAACACCTGACCAACACTCGATGGCTCTGATTCCGTATGCTGCATATACCGCAGAACATAGTATAGAGATTTATAAAAAGTCTTTAGTATGGACCGCGGAATTAGCAGACGATGTATTGAACCAATACAATTCAATATTCGGTTCGGGAATTCAAATTGTGTCTGGCGATTTACCTTCTCGTAAATAAGTAGACTCCTCCTAGTACAATCATTGCGATTGCTATTAGGAGAGTTACTGCAATAAGAAAAAACCCTATACTTGCAGCTTCTTCTGCTTGTTCTCTGATTTTATCTAAAAAAGATTTTGACATTTTTATTTCTTAATTGTTGTTGTTGGATGCTTTTCAAACCAACGTTGTAGTCCTTTTTGATCTAGACTACCTGAAAAGAATTTCATAAACCCTTTATAGAATTTAATCTTGTTAGGGTCACCGTGAAACCTATTCTCCAATTCTTTATCTTGTAAATGTTTTTGTCTTATTAAGGGTAACAACTCTATGTACCCGTAGTATGTGAATAATAATATATTTGCTACTAACAGGGCAATAAAAAGTATAGCAAGTAAATATGCATGTAATACTATTAGTATAGTTGGTATTAGACAGAATCCCAGTAATGTACCAATAACCAATAATAACGTTTCAGTTTCAGGTTTCATTTTGTTCTTTCTTTCTACGCTCTTGCTCTAAGTAGTTTTCGTATTCTTTTATTTTCTTTTGACGTTCAAACCATTCTTGTTTTCTTATAGCTTGTTCTTGTTCTCGAAAGTTATTTGGTCGATTAATATAGGTGCCCCAACGAGTTTGTGCGTCGTATGCAATATACATAAACACTCCTCCCATAAAAAGCATTACTATAAGAACCCCTATACCAAGAGCAAATTCAAATTGATACTTTGCCATTCGTTGTTTACGTTGCTTTGCTTTAATTGCCTCTTGTTGCATTTGCTTAGCAATAAGAGTTTTTTGTTGAACCCCTAACTCTTTAGTCATGGATTCGACTTCAGTAAACAATGCACCCAACTCTGGAGGGCTTTGATATATCATCAATTCGCGAAGCTCTTTACCCATTTGTTCTAATTGCTTTTTCATTAGAACGCGTTGTAGGGCACGTTTAGCTAGACTTGAATCGCCTGAATAAACTTCTGTTTTGCTTCGTTTTTCTTCCTCTTCAAGTACTGCCACACATTTAAAATAATTGTCATAGTACTGACCAAGGTAATCCCCTATTTCAGAATAGATGCTAGTTGTATCTTCGCTGCGTTTGTTTAGTTCTTTGACACGAGTTTTTTCTTCTGCTAATTGCTTTACAGCCGCGGATGAGGCAGGCTTGTCATGTGGGTGCGCTTTGTTGAATTGATCATCAAGATCTTTTAAGACCGCTTTGACATCGCCAGTTGCACTTTTGATGTCTTTATATAGTTGGCAACCCTTCTTGACAGCGGCAACGGCACCGTTGGCTAGCGCAAAGAGTGTAAACGGATCCATTGGTTACATAAACGGTACCCATAACCAAATCGCTTGAGACATAGATATAAATGCAATTAATCCTACGCCAATGCTGGCCCAATACAATCTAATATTAACTGCTAAAATACTTGCTGTTAACAAGACAATAGCAATTTGGAAAAGACTGCCCGAGTATGTATACCATGGACTTCTTGATTTGGCAACTGCTCTATCTTCTTCAAGCTTACGAGCTTTTGCCATTAGTTCTTTTTTACCTTCACCCGTTGCAGGATCGGATTCATATCTGTCCATTTTAGCTTTTAATTCTGTAGCACGTTTTGTTTTATTATCTGATACTGCATCGTCATATCGCATCTCAGTTAGTGTTTGCTTGATAGATTTTGCTTGATAGAAAGCCCATGTATTGTTTGCTTCTATGGTATTATTAAGAATTTTACTACTATTACTACCACCCATTAATGTGTTGATAGCCAAAAATGCAGCAAGTACGGTAATTACCCATCCTGCTTTATCTTTAATTAGAGCTTCTCGCTCGCTTCTAGATAGAGGTTTTGCTTGTTCAGCCATCTTTTTTCTCCTTATTATATTGACTTTCAACGGCTTATAT